TACAATAACATATCACAGGGGTTCAATTCCAATACAAAATACTATCGATAGACAGTTTAAAGTAACAATGCAACTCTTAGATGGTTATATAAATTATTGGATTATGCAAGACACCCTGTTGTATTATTATTCAAAGACGGTTAAAGAACCTTTCATCAATGATATCAAGCTTCAAATAATGGATGCGGAAGGGATTCACTTAATGAGCGCTGTTTTTGAAAAACCAATACTTAATTCAATTTCAGATTTGGAACTTAATATGAGTTCAAATATTGCAGAATTTACAACCTTTGACCTGAATTTTTACTATAACAAATTTAATATAATATTAGAAATAGATTAAACATGAAAACATTTTTAGATTACATAGCAGAACAAGACATAACGGATACTGAACTACAAGTATTAAACGAGTCTCTTCAAACCGAATGGACCGAAGAACTTGAAGCAAAAGTCGATGCAGCATTGGAGCAATTTTCAAAGACTTACAAAAATTCTGATGGAACTTATAATATTCAAGCGTTCAATGAAGAGATTACTAATGAAGGTATTTTAGGTAGTATCTTTGGTGGACTTGCAGGTTTTGCTCTTGGTAAAACTGTTGGTAAAACTATCGCAAACATCCTAGGAATTCAAAGTGGTATTATGTACGACATGTTAACTTCAAGACTTGTAGGAGCCGCTCTTGGTTCTTCTCTTGGTAGCAAAATCTAATATGAATTTTATAACGATTGACTTTTCCCTAAATTCCCCAGGTATTTGTATCTTCTCAGAGGACAAGTACTATTTTATTGGGTATTTAAAACCAAATACAGGTACCAAAGCCGAACAAAAGATTCAAGAGGAATTACACCTACTACAAGACACTCAGATCCACGATCAGCCGGATTGGACGAATAACGAGGCCTATTCGAAGAGTGAGATGATTAAGATTCAGCGACACACCCAAACTGCAAAGGACATTATTGATATGATTATTGAAATTACAGGAGAAGACCCTGAAGCTGTCGTTGCTTTTGAGGGATCCTCTTACGGTTCATCTAGCGGAACAAATAATATTATTGATATGGCGGCTGGAGCAGCAATCTTAAAGATGGAACTCATGTCGAGACTTAAAGTCAAGGATATGATGACCATCGCACCTTCAACTATTAAGAAGCATGCTGGAAAAGGTAACATGAAAAAGGATGAACTTTGGGTTAAATTCCTGGATAACGTTTTAAACGATTCAGTGCTTGAAACCTCGTCACTGCTTGAATACTGTAAAACCTACATCGGAGAGACTAAAAAAGTACCAAAACCTTTAGATGATTTGGTGGATGCCTATTTTCTGAATCACTTAGCCCGAAGTTTATTTTACCCGGAGGCTTAAAGACTTTAGTTATATTCAACATGTAAGTTTTTGTTTCAAGAATCTTAAAAAATATTTTAAGAAGGTAACTTTATGCCTTCAGGGACAGGTTTCCCTAGTAAAAAAGATATATAATTCATATAGATTCTTGAAACAAAAAAGATAGTTTCTATATAATTATCATAAGTAATTAAAGGGCCCTTAAGACTTATTAAATTAAAGTTTAACTAAATTAAAGCAATTAAAGACATGGCAGATTTTGACATTTTTAATCTTGGCGTAAATGACGTCGAAACACACGAAACCCAAGCTTCATCTGGAAGCGATCTTTACAAACCTACAGCAGACGATGGTAAAGATGGAACTTATAAAGCAATGATTCGCTTTGTTCCAAACCCAACAAACCCACGAAACTCTTTAGTAAAAAAATACGTACACTGGCTAACTAATGCAAGTGGTGACGGTAAAATGGTAGATTCTCCATCGACAGTTGGAGCTCCATGCCCTATCGCAGATGTATTCTTTAAGTTACGTAAAAGTGACTCAGCAGTTGACCGTAAAATGAGTGATAAACTTAAAAGACGTGAGCAATACTTTGCACTTATTAAAATCATTAAAGACCCACAAAATCCTGAACTAGAAGGACAATACAAAGTTTTCAAATTTGGTTACAAAATCAAAGAGAAAATCGATGAGGAATTAAAACCAGCATTTGGTGAACCAACTCAAGTATTTGACCTATTTGCAGGTAAAAACTTCGAATTGATTATTACTCGTCAAGGAGAATTTAACAACTACGATAAATCTAAGTTCTCTTCAAAAACTTCACCTATTGAAGTTGATGGTAAAGGTGCAACCAGAACTCCTGAAGCAATGGGTGCTATTAAAGCAGAATTGGAATCAGCTCCAAGCCTAGAGCCATACGAATACAAAGCATGGGACGGAGAAACTCTTGATTTTGTTAATTCTATTCTTAGAAATTACTTAAATCCTGGAAGTTCAATAGATTCAGTTGTTAATAAGCCTGCTGCTAAAAAAGCTCCAGCAAAATCTGAACCAACTTCAGAATCTAGCGATTTTGAATTCCCAAATGAGATGGTAGGAAATCCAAGCTCTACTAACGTAGATTCTTCTGATGACCTAGATTCATTCCTAAACGACTTAGATATTTAATCTAACGTTATTTTATAAACTAAAGGGCTAATTAAACTTAGCCCTTTTTTTCTATATAATAGTATGCAGAGTCAAAAAATCACCGAAGATTTAAAGATAAAAATCAGGAGCTTGGTAAAACAAGCAATTGTAAAAGCCCATCATGAGCCAAGCAAGCATATGATTAAAGAGATGCCAGGTAGAATTACAATGGCATGTCCTTATTGTGGTGACTCAACTACTGACCATAAAAAGAAGCGTGGAAATCTCTACTGGGACACCTTACAATTCCATTGTTTTAACTGCGGCGTTCATTCAAATGCATACCAATTATTAAAAGACCATCATATAAAATTTCAAAGTACTGATGATTCTATTCAAGTTATTGACTATATTCAAGAGCATAAAATGGAAACTAATGAAATTGAAGTACTTGAACATGACGTTTTTAAACTGACTTACGATATGGCTCCTACCCGAGTAGAACTTATGGAATGGTTTAAATTTAAAGAAGTCGAACCAGGAGACCCTGCATTTTTTTATCTTAAGAATCGATTGTTGGCCAGTCAAATGAATCGTTTTATGTACTCTCCTAAGGATAAAAGAATTGTAGTTCTCAATGTAGCCCCAAATGACAAAGTTATCGGATTTCAAACTCGTTCAATCGACAAGCGTTCTAATTCTCGTTATTTAACTTATGACCTTGAGAAGATGTACCAAGAGATTCAACGGGAGATTGCGCTGACTGATGAAGAGTTGATTGGCGTTAAGAAACTTTCAACCCTTTTTGGAGTAATGACAGTTGACTTTGAACGTGAAGTTACGATGTTTGAAGGACCTATTGATGCAATGTTTATGCAAAATTCGATTGGGCTGGCAACAGCAGGTCGTTCAACCCTTGAATTTGATGAGATACCTACAATACGATATATGTTTGATAACGATACTACCGGAAAAAAGAAGATGATGGAGAAGATTCGAAGAGGCAAACAAATATTTACATGGGAAAAGTTTTTTAAAGATACTAAAATCGACAAGGATTGGGAAGACTTTTTGCAAAAATTGAACAAAGATGAAAGAGATAAATATCCTAAACAAATAGGTGATTTAAACGATTTGGTGATCGCGTCTTGGCTAACAAAAAATAAATGCTTAGCACAGATTCAAAAGTATTTTACTAACTCTCGACTAGATGCATATTACCTATGATAAAAATAGATTTTTTAGAAATGGTTGCCCAAGAATTCGAAGATTTTGAAAACGAAAAAAACAAAAGAAAGAATATTAAGATGATGCTAGATTTTAGTACATCAAAATATTCGCACACTGAAAAAGAATTTAAAATGACTAAGCCAAGGTTAAAGTCCCGGTTAAAAAGTTCAGTATTTATTAAAGACAACAATAAAGGAAATTCACTTTTTTAAAAGCATCATATATGACAGATGTCAAAGACAAGATAACACAGCTTGACGAATACTTAATTAAACAGCGAGAAGACTGGACCCAAAAAATAAAAGGTCTAACTGAGGAACTTAAATTAGGTAACAATTTAGAGAGCGTAAGTGCATTCACACTTAGTTATCGACAAATATTGGTTGAACACCTCGCAACCATGGGTAATAGAATCAAAACCCAAAAATCAGTAGTAGACCGAAAGTATAAAGATAAATGGATTGAGTATTATAGTTATGACTATAAGCTCACCGATAAAATGCGCGAAAAATTCGTCGATGCCGACATCGCGGATGACACAAACATCCTTGAGTTATTAGTGACTCAAAAAAGCTTTTTTGAGGGATCAATTAAAACACTCGACAACATGGGCTTTGCAATCAAAAACAGGTTGGACATTAGTCGTTTATAAAAATATCAAATGAGATTTGATTTTAACATTAACGGATGACAATCAATTTTTAAGAATTGATGAAGCAACCGAAATTGAGTTAGAGCAGATTAGAATCTCTCTGACCAAAAGAATAGAAAGTTGGAGGTTTCACCCTCTAGTAAAACGCGGAGTTTGGGATGGATACGTATCATATATTAAAGATGATAAATGGATTCCAGCCGGACTTTGGCGACATGTGATGACAATATGTAAAGAATACCGATACGAACTTAAAATCGAGGGTATTAAGAGACTTATTGACTCCAATATTAATGCAGAACAGTTTGAGGAATGGGCTATTGACTTTTTTAAAGGTTCACAGTTTACTCCTCGTGACTATCAAATAGAAACTGCATATAACATACTAAAATTTAGAAAGTGTCTAGCAGAGCTTGCAACTTCAGCAGGTAAGACACTTATTAGTTTCTTGACTGTTGCCTACATGCTTGAAAAGAATCATGCTCAACGAATCCTTTTTATTGTACCGAATGTATCATTGGTTGTTCAGGCCCATGAAGATTTCCACGAATATAATTATAAAAATAGAATTGACCTAAGAATCCAACAAATATTTGCAGGACAAGAGATTAAAAAGAATAAAAATATAA